CCCCGGTTGTGTGCTGTGGGTACGTTTGGTTGAAATTGGAAGTTGGGATTTAGCCGTATGGGTAAGGGCCGTAAACCGACGCCTAAACAGATTCTTAGCCTGCGTGGCAGCCGCCTTAGAGGGCCGCACGCCACCGGCATCGACGCGCCGCCTGGCGTTCCGCCTTCCCCGGCCTGGCTGTCGGACATTGCCCGCGCCGAGTGGGAGCGGATCGTGCCGATGCTTGAAGCGTCAAAGGTGATGAGCCCGCGTCACCAGCAGACACTCGCGGCGTATTGCGATTCGTTCGCCGACATGGTGCAGGCCGATCAAGAGCTCAAGGCCAACGGCACCACGTTGATGGACGACAAGGGTAGGGTATCGAATCATCCCGCGTGGAATCGGAAGCGCGACGCACGGAATCAGATGCTGAAGTTTGCGGCCGAGTTTGGCCTGACTGCTTCGGCGTTGTCGAGGGTGTCTGCCGTTGACCAAGGCCCGCAAGAAGACGAAGACGACGCCCGCATGTTCGCTTGATGCGAAGGCTGCGGAGATCGCGGTGCGGTTCTTCGAGGAGAACCTGACGCACGCGAAGGGCGAGCTCGGCGGCAAGGCGTTTCTGCTCGAGCCGTGGCAGAAGGAATACGTCGGCCGGTTGTTCGGCGCGATGAGAAACGACGTGCGGCAGTATCGCACGAGCCTGCTGGCGATCCCCCGAAAGAACGGCAAGAGCACCCTGTGTGCCGGGATCGCCCTGAAGTTGATGTTCGACGGGGAGCCAGGTGCCGAAATCTACTCGTGTGCCGCTGATCGCGACCAGGCCCGGCTCGTCTTCGAGATGGCGAAGGTGTGCGTGGAGAACTCCCCCAAGTTGCGGAGCCGCCTGCGGGTGTTTCGCAATTCGATCGTGCGGGAAGACACGCACAGCACGTACAAGGCACTCTCGGCCGAGGCGTTCACGAAGCACGGCCTGAACGCTCACGGGATTATCTTCGACGAGCTGCACGCCCAGCCCGACCGGGAACTGTGGGACGTGATGACCACGAGCACGGGAGCCCGGCGGCAGCCGTTGTGCGTGGCGATCACCACGGCGGGGTTCGACCGCAAGAGCATCTGCTGGGAAATCTGGCGTTACGCCCTAGCCGTGCGAGACGGGGCGATCAAAGACGAGACCTTCCTGCCTGCGATCTATGCCGCCGATCCCGAAGACGATTGGACGAAGGAAGAGACCTGGCGGAAGGCGAATCCGAACCTTGGCGTGAGCGTGAAACTCGACGACCTGCGGGTGCGGTGCAAGCGTGCCCAGGATATGCCGAGCGAAGAGAACACCTTCCGGCGGCTGCACCTGAACCAGTGGACCGAGCAGGATACGCGCTGGCTGCGAATGGAGCACTGGGCGCAGGGCAACAAGCCCTGCCCGGTCATGCTCGACGGCCGGGAGTGTTTCGCGGGCCTCGATCTCGCCAGCACGTTCGACACGACCTGCTTCTGCCTGCTGTTCCAGTTGGACGATGGCACGTTCTGGGTGGAGCCCCACTTCTGGATTCCCGAGGACAACATGCGGGAGCGGGTGAAGCGGGACCGCGTGCCCTATGACCAGTGGGCGAAGGAGGGGAAGCTGCACCTGACGCACGGGAACGTCACCGACTTCGACCAAGTGCGGGCCGACATCATGGCCCTGACGAAGAAATACAACGTCCGGCAGGTGGCCGTGGATCGCTGGAATGCGACTCAACTCACCCAGCAACTGCAAGGCGATGGCGTGAATGTCTTAGGTTTTGGGCAGGGCTACGGCTCGATGAGTTCGCCCGCCAAGCAGCTTGAGGCGCTGGTGGTGGGCGGCAAGTTGCACCACGGCGGGCATCCCGTCTTGGCGTGGCAGGCGTCGAACGTGGCGATTCAGCAGGACCACGCCGGAAACATCAAGCCCAGCAAGGCGAAATCCAACGAACGCATCGACGGCATCGTGGCGCTGACGATGGCCCTCGGCATTCACGCGACGGCCACGGCCCCGCCACCCGAACAATCCTGGGACATCATCTCGTTATGAGCGAAAACGCCGCCGACTTCAGGATGTTCGACCTGCGTGGCATCGACTGGCCCGAGGTTTCGTCGAGCCGCACGCCCTCGGGCATCCGCGTCAACGCTGACAACTCGATGGCCTGCTCGGCCTACACCGCCTGCATCCGCGTGATCTCGGATGCTGTCTCCGCCTTGCCGCTCCACGTCTACGAGCGGATGGCGAATGGCGGTAAGGCGAAGGCCACGGCCCACCCCGTGTATCGCCTGCTCCACCAGCAGCCGAACCCCTGGCAGACGGCGCAGGAGTTCAGGGATTGGATGACCGGAATGTATTTGCATTACGGGGCTTCCTACGCCGAGATCCGCCCCGGCGCTCGCGGTGCCGTCTCGGAGTTGTGGCCTCTGCACTCGTCGCGGATGGAAGTGGAGCGGCTGGAGAACGGCCGCCTGCGGTACATCTACCGCGAGCCCAACGGGCGGCAGACGACCTATTCGCAGGAGCAGATCTTCGCCCTGCGGTTCACGACCGAGGATGGGATTCGGGCGATCCCCACATACAAGATTTTCCAGAACGCGATCGGGCTGGCCCAGGCGTTGGAGGCCCACGGCAGCACCTACTTCGGCAACGGTGCCCGGCCCGGCATCGTGCTGGAGAGCGACAACCCGATTCCGGTGGAGGCGGCCGAGCGGCTCCGCGAGCAATGGGAGCGGATGCACAGGGGCGCAGATCGTGCGTTCCGCACGGCGGTCCTGCCGAACGGCGTGAAGGCCCACGAGCTCAGCGGCTCGAACGAGGCGGCCCAGTTCCTTGAGACGCGGCAGTACCAAGTGATTGAGATCTGCCGTGCGTTCCGCGTGCCGCCCCACATGATCCAAGACCTGACCCGCTCGACCTACTCGAACATCGAGGTGCAGGGCACGGAGTTCGTCCAGCACTGCCTGCTGCCGCACTTGAAGCGGTGGGAGGCGGCGATCTCGCGCGACCTCATCGTGGACGATGAGACCTACTTCGCCGAGCACAGCGTCTCGGGCCTGCTGCGTGGCGACCACGCGAGCCGGTCGGCCTACTACGTCAGCGCCTTGCAGAACGGGTGGATGACGATCAACGAGATTCGGGAACTGGAAAACCTGAATCCCATCGGGCCAGACGGCGACCGCCACTTCGTTCAGTTGAACATGACCACGCTCGACAAGGTTGGCCAGGACGCACCGGCACCGGAGCCGATGCCAGCGCCGCCCGTCGAGGACGAGGAAAGCCCGGCCGACGACGCCGAGGACCAGGCCGAACAGGAGGATTCCACCGATGGAAATTGAACGCCGCTGCCTGACCGTAGACGAAGCCCCAGAGTGCGAGCTGCAAATCGAGACGCGCACCAGCGGGCGCGAGGCGATCCGTGGGCTGGCGGTGCCCTACAACCGGCTCTCCCTCGACCTCGGTGGCTTTCGCGAGCGAATCCTGCCCGGTGCCTTCGACAAGGTGCTGAATCGCCAGCGGGGCAAAGGCGAGATCCTTTCGTACTACAACCACAACAGCGACATGTTGCTGGGCCGCGAGTCGGCCGGAACGCTTGAGATCATCGCCGACGAGCGTGGCATCTCGTATGTCGTCGAGCCGCCGGATACCTCGGCGGGCCGTGACGTTCTCGCCCTGGTGCGGGCTCGCCTGCTGACGGGAAGCTCCTTCGCCTTCACCGTGAGCCAGAAGGGTGAGCGCTACACGACGGACGAGGGCGGCAAGGCGATCCGCGAGATCGTGGAGGCTTCCGGCCTTTACGAGGTTGGCCCCGTGAACGTGCCCGCCTACGGCAGTGCGACGACTGCGGTGGTGTCCCGGCGGTCCTATGAGGCGTGGCTGGCGGAGCAGGCTGCGGCCGTCGAAGCCGACGCCGATGCCGAGCCGGAAGTGAAGAAGGCCGTGCGTTCCCTGGTCCGTGACGCCGCTGCGGCGTGGGCACTGAGGCTTCGCCGTGTCTGAAGCACGCTGCACCTGCGGCGAGAAACTCCGTTGCCGTTCCAGCCGCCCCTGCGGTGACGAGCGGCAGCGGTATCTGCGTTGCCCCCGGTGCGGGGCTCGGGCGGTGGCGTTTGTGAAAACAACACTTTCCGAAGTGCGCTTCTGCAAGAGACCCGCCCGCTAGTGGCACTGTGGACTCCACGGCAATACCGCCGCAGGAGATTCACCACAGTGGACAACCTCAAGAAGCTTCAGGACGAGGCGGTTACCCTCGCCAACCGGATCGACGCAGTTCGCGCCATCGAAGGCGACGACGACAAGATTGCCGAGCGCGACCTCGAACTGGAAACGCTGAACAAGCGGGCCGGTGATCTCGCCAAGAAGATCGACTTCGAGAAGTCGGTCGTGGAGTCGGCCAAGAATCTCCGCAGCGTGGTGGATCGCTGCACCCCGGCCCCCGAGGTCCGTGCCGAGGAGAAGGCCGTCCGCATCGAGGCCGTCCCGTTCGCGGGCCGCCTGCGTGCGTTCGAGAAGGCCGAAGACGCCTACAAGGTGGGCATGTGGTTCAAGGCCAAGGGCGGCGACGCCGAGGCCAAGCGGTGGTGCCAGGATCACGGCGTTGAGGCCCGTGCGATGGGTTCGACCTCGGCGAACAGCGGCTCGGCCGTGGTGCCCGACGTGCTCTCCTCGACGGTCATCCGGCTCGTTGACCAGTATTCGGCTTTCGCTCAGAACGCCACGAGCGTGACGATGCCGAGCGACGTGCTCCAGTTCCCGCGTCGGACGGGCGGCACGACTGCCTACTGGATCGACGAGAACACGGCGATCACGGCCAGCGACCCGACCATGAATCAGGTCTCGCTGACGGCGAAGAAGGTGACGGGCGCGGTGGTTGTCGCGAGCGAACTGCTCCAGGACTCCATCGTGTCGATCGCCGACTTCATCGCCACGGAGCTCGGCCTGTCGCTCGCCAACGCCGTCGAGGCGGCTGCGTGGAGCGGCAACCCGGCGAACGCTCCCGGCGTGGCCGGTCTTGTGACCAGCCACACGGGCGGCCTGCTCGCCTCCTCGGGTGCTACCTACGCGGCGTCGCTCGTGACCGCTGCCGGTGACACCCCCGACGAGGTGACCAAGGCCAACCTGCTCGCGATGATGGCGGCCGTGCCGCAGCACTCGCGTCAGGGTGCCAAGTGGTTCTGCTCGCCGTTCTTCTTCGCGACCTGCATGCAGGCTCTCGACCTGAACCAGGGCGGTTCGGTCGGCCTGTCGCAGGGCATGGGCTTGACGTTCCTCGGCAGCCCGGTGGTCCTCACCGACCGGCTCCCGAGCGGTGCGGACTCGACGGGTGCGGTCATGGCGCTGTACGGCAACATGGCCAACAGCTCCTACTACGGCGTGCGGCAGTCCATCGAGATCGCCAGCAGCGATCAGGTGAACTTCCTCAGCGACCAGACCGTGATTCGCGCGGTGGCCAGGGTTGCAATCGCGCATCCGAACCTGGGCACCTCGACCGTCGCCGGTCCGGTCATCGGCCTGGTCGGTGCGTGAGACTGACGGCTTGACGTGATGTGCAAACTGGGCGGGCCGCTCCACTACGGGGCGGCCCGCTCTCTTTTTACGAGGTCTGCATGATCGTCAAGGTTGGGGGCACTGAGGCCGACGTTCGGGTGGAAGCCATTCTGTCGATGCCTAGGCTGTCGTTCACGGCCAACCACTTCGCATGGGCTCAAGCACTCATGCCGCTGGGGATTCGCCCCACGATGGGCACGGGTGCGTTCTGGAGCCAAGTGAACACCCGCGTGATGGAGCAGTTCATCGATAAGGCGGAATATCTGCTCACCATCGACTACGACACATTCTTCACGAAGGAAGACGTGGAGCACCTCTTCGCGATGGCGATGACGTTTCAGTGCGACGCGCTGACGGGGCTGCAAACGAAACGCGAAGACGGCCGACCGATGCTCACGCTACCCGGCACGCTCGACAACCCGCCCGAGAGCGGCACCACAACGCTGCCTGCGTCGTGGTTCGCCGAGCCGGTCCAAGAGGTGGACACGGCCCACTTCGGGCTGACGGTCATCAGCACGGCGGCCCTGAAGCGGTGCAAGAAACCGTGGTTCTGGTCAAAGCCCGGCCCCGATGGATCGTGGAACGAGGGCCGCACCGATGACGACATCTGGTTCTGGCGCAACTGGCGCGAGAGCGGGAATCGCGTCTTCATCACGCCGCGCGTCGTCCTGGGCCACGGCGAGTATGTCGTGACTTGGCCGGGACAGAACCTCGGCAAGCCCGTGTTTCAGTGGACCACTGATTTCACGACCAACGGAACGAAGCCCGAAACTGCATGGAGCGTGCCCCAATGAAGAAACTAAGGATGCTGCGTTCGTTCCGAAGCTACCGCGCCGGGCAGGTGGTGGAGATCCCCGGCGGGCTCGCTCAAGAGTTGATTGCCAAGCGGTTCGCGGTGGAGGACCGGCAGCAGGAGTTGATTGAGACGGCCGCCGTCGAGCACGACGTGGAGACGGCCGACGCCACGCCCAAGCGGAGAAAGCGAAAGTGATGTACCGCAGCCTCAGCCGCCAAACGCCCCCCGCCGTGGAGCCCGTGACGCTCTCCGAGGCGAAGGCCCACTGCCGCATCGACAGCAACGCCGACGACGCTTATGTGGCCAGCCTCATCACGGCGGCCCGTGAGTGGTGCGAGCAGTACCTCGACCGCACGTTGGTCTACACGCAGTGGGTCATGCGTTTCGACCGATTCCCCACCTCGGGCATCGAGGCGATGGAGCTGCCCCGCCCGCCGATGGCCGTCGCTGGCACGGCCACGGCTGTGTCGCTCACGTTCACGGCAGACGGCGGCACGACCGGCACCTACGCCGTGGAGCAGTTCCGCGTGGATCGCCAATCGACGCCGGGCACGGTACTCCCGATCTACGCTGGCACCTGGCCGCCGCACCGGATCGACGCCGGGGCGCATGCCGTGACATGGTGGGCTGGCTACGGGAACAGCGGGACCGACGTGCCCGCCGCGATCCGCCACGCCATCTTGATGCTCGTGGGCATGTGGTTCGAGCGCCGCATGGCGGCCGACTCCATGAGCGGCGACGAAATCCCGTTCGGCGTGAAGTCGCTTCTCGACTCGCAGCGATGGGGCTCCTACCGATGATCGACCCCGGCAAGTTACGCGAGCGTGTAACCGTCCAGATCGCCAGCGGCAGCACCAATGCCCTCGGCGAGACGGTGCTGGCGTGGAGCAATTCCTCGGCCGTCTGGGCCAGCGTGGAAGGCGTGAGCGCCCGCGAAGCTCTGGCGGCCGGGCAGCAGGAAACAAGCATCACGCATCGACTGCGGCTGCGTTATCTGCCGGGCCTCACGCAACAGATGCGGTTTTCGTGGCGCTCTCGCACGCTGGAGATCGTCAGCCTGCTTGAGCACGGCAACCGTAGCGAGCACGAGGCCATTTGCCAGGAGCAGCAGTAAATGGCACAGGCCAGCGGTGCCCTTGAGCTCGGCATGGAGTTTCCCGAACTGACGGAACTCCGCGAGCAGTTCAAGACGCTCCCGAAGAACATCGCCGCCAAGCACCTCGGGGCCGCTCTTCGCAAGGCTATGGCACCAGGGCAGGCCGCCCTGCGTAAGAACACGCCGAAGGGGCCGACCGGCAACCTGCGGAAAAGCATCAAGACCAAGATTAAGGTGTACGCCAAAAACGGCAACGCCGTGGGCCTCGTCGGCTACGAGATTGGCGGTGGCAGTAAGGGATACCACCAGGGCTTTCTGGAGTTCGGCACCAAAGAGCGAAAGACGAAGGGGCCGGTGGCGTCGAGCTTCAAGCAGCGCGGGCAGTTCACAATCGCCCGCCCGCGAAAACTTGGCAAGCCACCGAAGAACCTCTTCGGAGCGGCAGGCGACCGCTACGCCGCCCGCTATCGCTCCAGGCTGAAGGTGCAGACGAACCCCAAGTATCCAAAGGCGTTCTTCAAGCGGGCCGCCGATGGCGAGGTCGTGAAGCTCGGCAAGATGCCGGTCGGTGGACGCACAGGCGTGCCGCCGGTGAAGACAGCCTTCAACCAGGCCCAGCCAGCGATGCGAAGCCTGCTCCAGCAGGAACTGGCCACAAGGCTTGAGAAGGCACTGAACGAGGTCAAGGGCCGCGTAGCAAGAGGGCTCATCACATGAAATCCCCCGAAGCCGTTCTCCGCAGCGTGCTCGTGACGAACACCGTCACGTCGTCCATCGTGGGCAGCCGCGTCTTCCCGCTCCTGGCCCCGAAGACGGCGGCCCTGCCGTTTGTTATCTGGCGGCGCTCGGGCATCAGCCGGGAGCACACGCTGGCCGGGCCGATGGGCGTGCCGAACGTGAGCGTGGAAATGCAGTCTTTCGCCACCACCTACGAGGACGTGCGGGAACTCGCCGACCGCGTGCGTCTGGTTCTGGATGGCTACGGGGGGACTTTGAACAATACGGAAGTGAAGCATGTGTCGCTGGAGCAGGAATCCGACGACTTCGTGCAGCTGGCAGGCGGCGACCTTCCGCCGGTGTACCAAGTAACTCAGACCTTCAACGTCCTCTGGCAGGAGACCTAGCAGATGGCCGCAACGCCGCATGATGGAACCGGGACCGTTTTCTCGTTCGGTGGCACCGCCTTCACCGTCACGAACATCGTCGTGAGCAACACGGACCCGGCCGCCGACGACACCATTGACGTGTCGCATCTCGGCCTGACCACCGGCAACAGCATCAAGTCGATCCAGCGACCCCTCAAGGGCTCTTCGACCGAAACGGGCCGCGAGGTCGTGGTGGACTATCTCGGCATCAACATCGTCCCCGACGCCATCACTGGCACGCTGACGCTGACGGTAGCCGGAACCGCCATCGTTTCGACAGCAGCCACGGTCGTGTCTTCGACGCTGACGTTTGCCACAAACGACGCCGTGCGGGGCCAGGCCACGTTCAAGGTCGGCCGTCCCTAAGCCTGACGGAGGCCCGTCATGGCTAACGAGTGCGCGGGCGTCACGGCTTCGTGGAACGGCCAGCCGTTCGGCGAGGTCGCCGAAATCAAGGTCAACGCGGGCGGCAGCGGCCTGCCGCTCGCGCGGGCCAGCACGTGGACGTTTGACGCAGGCACTATAGATATTTCGTGCCTGAGCGACGACAAGCTCTCACCTCACGACTACGGCAAGAAGGCCACGCTCTCCATCGCTGGTGGCGGGTTAGCCTTCTCGACCAAGGCGATCTGCGAGCGGGTGCAACTCTCGGGCAAAGTCAACGACATCGCACGGTACGCGGTGACGTTCAAAATCACGCCCGAATGAGGACACACGCATGACACTGACGGCAGAACAGATCCTGGCAGCGGACGACCTGGGCCTTCTCAAGGTCAACGTGAAGGAGTGGGGCGGTGAGGTCTATATCCGCGTGATGACCGTGGGCGAGCTCGACGCCTACCAGAAGGAATGGGTAGGGAAGAAGGAAGTCGGCGTGGACAACTTTCGCGCCAAGTTCTTGGCCCGCTGCCTGTGCGACCAGGCGGGCCAGCGGCTGTTCAACGATGAGCAGGTGGAGAAGTTGGCGGCGAAGAGCGCGAAGGTGGTGAGCCGGTTGTTCGACAAGGCCGCCGCCCACAACGCGATCACGGACAAGGACGTGGAGGAACTGGCAAAAAACTAAGCATCCGCCCGACGCGCAGGTTTCTGTTTCGTTTGGCGGGTCATTTGAAGATGACGGTGGGCGAGCTCGAGCGGCGCATGTCGGCCGTCGAGTTCGCCGAGTGGTTGGCTTACACGAGGTATTTCGAGGCGTTGCCGGATTCGTGGCGGGAGACGGGATTGCTGGCGAGCGCGGTGCTCGCCCCGTATTCCGCCAAGGGCAAGGCACCGCGTGCGGAAGACTTCGTGCCAATCGAAAAACCACCGCAGCATCAGCAGCAGATGGTGGATCAGATCAAGCAGTTGCAGCAGATTTTCAACAGCGGGTGAGCAATGGCGACAGTAATCGGCGTTGGCATGCAGATGACGGCGAACGCCTCTGGCATGACCAAGGGGCTTTCCGACGCCGACAAGGCACTGCAACTGCTTCAGAAGATCGTCGAGCAGAACCAGAAGAGCCTGCAACGGTTCACTGGCGAGGCCGACAAGACCACCCAGCAGCTCGACAAGCTCAACAAGGGCGTGAGCACCCTGAGCACGATCGAGATCGGGCGCGTGCTCGTGGATACGTTCCAGGCTCTCGGCAGTGCGTTTACGAGCGCGGCCCAGAACGTGCTGACGATGGCGGGCAACGTCAGTTCCTCGCTCGACTCGCTGAATGACCTCTCGGCCCGCACGGGCATCGGCGTGGAATCGCTCCAAGGCTATGCCCTTGCCGCGAAGATGGCGGGCGTGGACACGGAAGCCTTCGGCGTGGCGGTCCAGAAGTTGGCCGTGAACATCGGCAAGGCGA